GGATCCTCCATGACATAGGAAAGCTCGGCGATCTTGAAACTGACTATTTTGTGGAGCAAGATTCTGACTGGCATCGAGAAAAGTTAGGCCAGCTTTACAAGTACAATGAGGATCTGGAAAAGATGTCCACATCCCATAGGTCTCTTTATCTCCTTCAGCATTTTGGAGTAAATCTAACCAAAGATGAGTGGCTAGCCATTCAATTAGCACAGGGGTCTCACTTTGAGGAGAATAGATTCTACGTGGGCCACGAGCCAAGCTTAGCTCTGCTTCTTCAGCATGCAAAGCAGCAGGTGATCCACCGTAATAGAACATCCTGAGAGACATATTTAATAACATGCAACTTTTGAGGTCATACATCCGTGCTCTTATTTCTGAGGATAAGGAAAAATCCAAGGAAGATGAGAAGCCTGAAAATCTTCTAACGGAGCCGGATGAGACAGAGGGCAGGGAAGATGAGGAAGCACATCACGACGAAGTGAGTGCTATCAGTACAGGCGCCGGCGCCATGCAAAGCACCGGAGCCATCAGAGGTGTAACAACTCCGCTGGGTACCGGTCCGACTCATCCCAAAAAGGCCAAGAAGAAGAAGAAGACTCCTGCTCAGGCTTATGGAGATTCCTTCGCGAGGGCAACCCCTGTTACCGATGTCAAAAGTCGCTAAATTTGAACATTTGAAAGATAGAATATAGAATATAATTGACTTTAACACAACATTTGCAAATTTGCAAAATTAAATACTAAGGAGTTAAAAATGGCAATTGATTTTGATGCAATTCGAAAGAAGCTCGGCCAGCTATCTGGCACGAGCTCAAAGCGTAACACGATGTGGCGCCCTCAGGAAGGAGAGGAACATACAGTTCGTCTCATGTCATTTCCTGATAACGACGGTCAGCCCTTCAAGGAGCGCTGGTTTTACTATAACATTGGGAACAACCCGGGTCTCTTGACACCTCATCAATTTGGGGAGCCAGATCCTGTTCAAGAGCTGATCAATAAGCTCCGCGATGATGGTTCTAAGGAGTCTTATGAGCTTGCAAAGAAGCTTTATCCTAAGATGAGAAGCTATGCTCCTGTCGTCGTCCGAGGTGAGGAAGACAAGGGTGTTCGCCTTTGGGCATTTGGCAAGACTGTGTATCAGTCTCTTCTTAACATCATGCTTGATGAGGACTATGGAGATATTACTGATCCAACCGATGGGCGTGATGTGAAGGTCATGTGTACCAAGACCCCTGGTCGGCAGTGGGCAATGACTGAAGTTCGCCCTCGAGGAAAGCAGTCTGCTCTTCATGAGGATGCAGGTCAGGCAAAGCAGTGGATTACTGACATTCCTAGCTTGGACGATCTCTACACTCTTAAGACACATGAAGAGTTGGAAAAGATTGTTAATGATTGGCTGAATGGAACTGATTCTGATGCCGACGACACTGGCACTTCTCGGGGATCCGAGGGCAGCCAGGCAACTCAAAGTTCGTCCAGTGACTCCTCCGGTTCTGGGTCTAGCAAGTATAAGAGCCTCGATGAGGCTTTCGCAGATCTAGAGGATCTCTAGAATTCTAAGGGGGCGAGCTTTGCTCGCCCCCTTTACCTAATAATCTTCATGCTAGTTAAAGGAGGACTGTATGGTGAAAAAGCCAAAAGTAACTCAGGACTTTACAGCTGACTTAATTAAGTCATTGAACAAGGAACACGGCTCCCAAGTAGCTTATAACTTGGCATATGATGAGTCACCAACTCATGTAAAAAGATGGATAAGCACAGGCTCAAAACAGCTTGACTACATCATTGCTAATAGGTCTAACGGAGGCCTCCCAGAGGGTCGAATAGTTGAGATATTTGGGCCGCCTTCAATTGGAAAATCGCATATCGCAATTCAGCTGGGAAAGTCGACACAACAGCTAGGCGGAATTGTTGTCTATATAGACACTGAGAACGCAACATCAGTTGAGAATCTCGGATTGCTTGGAGTAGACATAAGTAAACGATTTGTTTATGTCGATACACACTGCACTGAAGAGGTCTTGTCCATCGCAGAGTCCACGATTATGAAGGCAAAGGCCATGAACAAGGACGTTCCCATCACTATTATTTGGGACTCTGTGGCAGCCTCCTCTCCAAAGGCCGAGCTTGTTGGAGATTATGATCAAAATTCGATCGGTCTGCAAGCCAGAGCGATCTCTAAGGGCATGCGAAAGATAACCGGTGTCATAGGCAATCAGAATGTCTTGTTCGTGATTCTCAACCAGACTCGAACTAAGATTGGAGTCATGTATGGAGATCCCACAACAACTCCAGGCGGAAAGGCAATTCCCTTTCACGCATCAGTTCGTATTAAGCTCGGAGCCGGTCAAAAGATTGAAAATAAGGACAAAGAAGTTATTGGAATCCACGTATCTGCCAAGACAATCAAGAATAAGGTAGCACCTCCGTTCCGTACAGTAAATTTTGAGATTCACTTCGGAAAAGGAATTAGAGAGCACGAGCAAGTGTTCGATTTACTGAGAAAGCATGGAAGTGAGGAAATCGATGGAAAGAGCATCGAGGTATCCGGATCGGGATCTTGGAAGACGTTCTCAGTTACTGATACATCTACCGGTGAGGTGTTAATTGAGAAGAAGTTCTACAAGATAGATTTTGGCGGCGTGATGAGAGACCCAGCCTATTCTTCATATATCGACAATCTTTTAGAGAGTGCATTAGTCAGAAAGCTCTATGACGAAGAGCCAGACATAGATCCAGAGTCGTATGAGGAAGTGAGAGCGGTCTCTCTAGACATAGAGGATTCGGGAATTAACGTGGAGGCATAAGATGCCATCCAGGCCTGTCCTCTTAGTTGACGGATTAAACGTATTCACTCGACATTTCGTAGCTAACCCTACCATGAGTGACCACGGTCATCACGTGGGTGGCTTTGTAGGATTTTTAAAAGGGCTGCGGCTGCTATGTGAGAGAATCCGGCCGTCAAAAGTTGTGGTGGCGTGGGAGGGCGGAGGCTCTCCCCGGCGTCGCGCGATTTTCAAGGATTACAAGAAAGGCCGAAGGCCCCAGCGTCTCAATAGATACTATGAAGATATACCTGACACTGTAGAAAATAGAAATCGACAGGTAAAACTAACAGTAGACGCACTAAAAAATCTTCCAGTTATTCAGATGTATGTACCTGATTGTGAAGCTGACGATGTGATAGGATACCTGGCGAAGTACCTTTTTAAGGACACACAGTGTGTGATAGTCTCTTCAGATAAAGATCTTTATCAATTAGTCAGTGATAGGGTGAGTCAGTGGTCACCTGGTCAGAAAATATTCATCACTAGCGACATTATTGTAAGTAAATTTGGCATCCATCCAAACAATTTTTGCGCTGCACGATGTTTTATCGGAGATCCTTCAGATGGAATTCCAGGCATTAAAGGTGCAGGGTTTAAGACAATGTCGAAGAGATTCCCTGGCTTGCAAGAAGAAACGGATGTGTCTGTCAATGATATTATAAGCTCAGCCCTTGAACAGTCTAAAACTAGCAAGATAAAGCTCTTTGATAGCATTGTTGAAAATCAAGAGCTTCCTCGAAGAAATTGGAAGGTGATGTATCTTGGAACTGATAACCTATCTGGTAACCAAATTAATAAAATTTGCGGTGTAATCGATACTTTTGAGCCCTATAGAAATAAGATTGAACTGACGAGGCTTTTACTTAGAGAAGGCATTAATAATTTCGACCTAGATTCCTTTTATATGTCTATAAACGGAACGTATTCAGGATAATTTAAGAAGCATGACAGCATTTAAGACTGAATCAAGCACCCATTTTAGTAGATATGGCAAGCAATTTCAGGAAAAGATATTTCAGTGTTTGATCACAGACTCTCAGTGGTCGTCACAAATGGTCGAGGTGATGTCACCACAATTTTTCGATGTGAGATATCTTTCATATCTGTCTGAGAAGTATTTTAACTACTTTCAAAAGTATAAGTGCTTTCCCACACTTTCTCTTCTTGTAACAATTATTAGAGAAGATCTATCTGAAGGAAATGACACGATCTTAAGAGATCAAATAGTGGAATTTCTTCATAGGTTAAAAGCAAATCCAAACCCCGGGGACTTGCAATATGTCAAGGACAAGTCTCTTGATTTTTGTAAGCGGCAAGCTTTTAGAGAAGCTCTAGAGAAGTCTGTAGAGTTAATTCAAACTGATAAATTTGAGAGTGTGATTGATCTTATGAAGGATGCTGTCGCTGTTGGGATGCCCAATTCAATAGGCCATGATTTTTTCGAGGACGCTGAAGCCAGATTTGTTCGTGCTAGAAGGTGTGTGTGTCCCACTGGAATTCCACGCTTAGATGAGAAAGATATCCTACAAGGTGGTCTTGGAAGAGGAGAAATTGGAGTTGTCACTGCGAACACAGGCGTAGGAAAATCCCACTGGCTTGTCGCAATGGGAGCAAATGCAATGAGAGTTGGAAAGAATGTCTTACATTACACATTTGAGCTTTCTGAGCATGCTGTCGGTTTAAGATATGATTCAAATTTATGTGACATTGCTAGCAATGAAGTGCAAGACAGAAAAGAGCAGGTCATAAAAAGGTACGAGGATAATCATTTAGGGCGACTGATCATCAAAGAATTCCCCACAGGATCAGCGTCTGTGATTACACTGAGGAATCACATCGAAAAACTTTCAATGAAAGGATTTATTCCAAGCCTGATGTTGGTAGATTATGCTGATGTTATGAGATCAACACGATCAGTTGACACACTAAGACATGAACTGAAACTAGTCTATGAAGAATTGAGAAATTTAGCAATGGAATTACGAATCCCAATATGGACAGCATCTCAAGCAAATCGCGATTCTGCAAACTCAGATATTGTGGGGCTTGAAAATATGTCTGAAGCATACGGAAAAGCTATGGTCGCTGATCTTGTGGTATCTATATCTAGAAAAGCGACAGAAAAAGCCACCGGCGCCGGCCGCCTCTTTATTGCAAAAAATCGAGCAGGAAAGGATGGTCTTGTTTTTCCTATTCACATTGACACGGCGCGATCTAAAATCGAACTAGTAGATGAAGAACATCTAACATTGAATGAAGCAGTGCGTCAAGATGAGAATGCATATAAAAGCTTGCTGAAGAAAAAGTGGAAAGAAGTTAACGGACACTAGGGCAGCATGGAGAGAAGCTAAAAATGGTAACGTATTCATATGATGAAGCATTTGCAAAAAGTTTGGAGTATTTCAACGGTGACGAACTAGCTGCTAATGTTTTTGTTGCCAAATACGCCCTTACAGACAAGGATGGTAAGCTCTATGAGTCATCTCCGGATGATATGCATAGGCGGTTAGCTAGAGAGTTCGCGAGGGTAGAGTCTTCATATGAAAACCCACTGTCAGAAGATGAGATCTATGAGCTTTTTAAAAATTTCAAGTATGTAATTCCTCAAGGATCGCCGATGTCTGGTATCGGAAATCCGCACCAGATTCAGTCTATTTCTAATTGTTTTGTAATTGATTCTCCATGTGATTCGTACGGAGGAATTCTTAAGACTGATCAAGAGCTAGTTCAGATTGCTAAACGCCGCGGCGGCGTTGGATTCGACATATCATCAATTCGCCCAAAGGGCGAAGCTACTGGAAATTGTGCGAGGACTACTGATGGCATAGAAGTTTTCATGGATAGATTTTCTAATTCTTGTCGAGAGGTCGCCCAAGGTGGGCGACGCGGCGCATTAATGTTAACGATATCTGTTCATCATCCCCAAATTCGAGACTTCACAAAGATAAAGCGAGACCTAACAAGAGTAACGGGAGCAAATATTTCAATCAGGCTTACTGATGAATTTTTAAAAGCTGTTGAGAACAAAGATAAATTCGAGCTTCGCTATCCCGTAGATGCCAAAGAGCCGATAATTTCCAAGTTTGTAGACGCTTGTGACTTATGGGACGAAATCATTGAATGCGCCCACGCTTCTGCTGAACCAGGTCTTTTATTTTGGGACACTGCACAGCGTCTGACGCCTTCTGACATTTATGCTGACGAAGGATTTGGATCAACTTCTACAAATCCTTGCGGAGAGATCATTCTTTCTCCCTACGACTCATGTAGGCTGATGGTCATTAATCTTTTGTCATTTGTCAAGAGTCCTTTCACAGAGGACGCTTATTTTGATTATGATGAATTTTCTCAAATTGTCCAAAAATCCCAGCGTCTAATGGATGATATGATTGATTTGGAGATAGAACAGATTGAGAAAATTCTGAAAAAGATTGATAATGACCCTGAACCGCCAGAAGTAAAACAAATCGAAAAGGATATGTGGCTCAATATTGAGACCCAAGCCCGTTTAGGGCGTCGAACCGGTCTCGGTGTTACTGCAGTTGGAGATGCTCTCGCTGGTCTGAATATGACCTATGGTAGCGACGAGTCAATCGATGAGGTGGAGAAAATTTATAAGCACCTTACAGTCAATGCTTATAAGTCATCCTCTGTGCTAGCGATGGAGAGGGGCGCATTTGAAGTACATGATTATAACAAAGAAGAGGGACATGAGTTTCTCGAGCAGATATGGGAGGCAGATCCTGAGATCAGGGCACTTACCCAACGATACGGACGAAGAAATATAGCACTTACAACAACAGCGCCGGCCGGCTCTGTGTCAGTTTTAACTCAGACGACGTCAGGAATTGAGCCGGCCTATCTCTTAAAATACACACGCAGAAAGAAAATTAATAGTGATGCAGAGCCCGAGGCAAGAGTTGATTTTGTGGACGACGTAGGCGACGCGTGGCAAGAATATGACATATATCATCACGGATACCAGACATGGATGGATGTCACAGGAAAATCTAGCGACAAGAATTCTCCTTACTGGAATGCGACTTCAAATGACATCAATTGGGTGAAGAAGGTGAAGGTCCAGGCAGCAGCTCAAAAATGGGTGTGCCACGCAATTTCAAATACAACTAACTTACCTTCTGATGCTGATGTTGAAACAGTTAAGAAAGTTTATATGGAGGGCTGGAAATCCGGATGTAAGGGTGTCACTGTTTATCGAGCCGGATCTAGATCAGGCGTGCTGGTTTCAAAGGAAACTGAGACCCTATTAAAAACACATGAAGCTCCAGAAAGACCTGATGCCCTTCAGTGTTCGATTCATCATGCTACTATTAAGGGTGAAGCCTGGACTATTCTAGTGGGATTGATGGACCGAAGGCCTTATGAGGTGATGGGCGGGCTTCAGAAATATATAGAGATTCCTAAGAAATATAGAAAGGGTACAATTATTAAGCACCCATATAAGACTAAAAACTCAAGATACGATCTTAGGGTTGGCAAGAATGGAGACGAATTTATAATTAAAGATATCGTCTCTGTATTTGATAATCCAAATCACGCAGGTTTTACCAGAACCATATCACTCGCACTGCGGCACGGTGCACCTATCAACTATGTAGTTGAGCAACTTCAGAAAGATACTGAAATGGATATGTTTTCTTTTTCGAAGGTCATTGCTAGGGTGCTTAAGAATTACATTAAGGATGGAACAGTTCCTGGGAAAAATGTGTGTGAAAATTGTGGTGCAGACAATGCGTTGAGGTATCAGGAAGGATGTGTAACATGCACTGCATGCGGTCATAGTAAGTGCAGCTGAGGTAACAATGAAGTGGACAACTACAGTATCACCCTTATTAAAGGAATTTGAGCTACGAAAGAATCCGGTAATTCTTAGAGTAAATAAGTTTAATGAAGATTCTGCAAAGAAATTCCATCAGGAAATAGCTCAGGCCCACAATACAGGACAAAACATCATTCCTGTCGTCATCGATTCGTATGGCGGTCAAGTCTATAGTCTGATGGCTATGATAAGTGCGATTAAACATTCTGAGCTGCCTGTGGCTACCATTGTTGAGGGCAAAGCGATGTCCTGTGGGGCTATTTTATTTAGTTTTGGTCATCAGGGTTATCGATTTATCGATCCCGACGCGACGTTGATGATTCATGACGTTTCTTCTATGGACATGGGCAAGGTAGAAGAGCTAAAAGCCTCAGCAAAAGAAGCTGATAGGTTAAACACTATTGTGTATACTATGATGGCTCAAAACTGCGGAAAGGCTGACGATTATTTCATGAAGATTGTTGATAAGAAGAAGCATGCTGACTGGTTTTTGAATGCTAAGCAGGCAAAGAGTCATGGTCTGGCAAATCACCTACGCGTCCCAAAATTCAATATTAGCGTCGATGTAGAAATAGACTTTGAGTAGCATGGCACTTATCTCAACTCATATTTGTAAGACCAGCAATGTGGGCTTCCATGGAAACCTCTTCGGTGGCACCATGCTTAGTTGGCTTGACGAAGCCGGAGCAATATTTGCATGTGAGGCGTGCGACACGCCAAGAATGGTGACAAAATCAATTTCAGAAGTTGTCTTTGAGAAGCCTGTACGCCCAGGACAGATTATAAAGATATATGGGAAAGTCGTTAGAGTCGGAAATACCTCAATAACAATACAGCTAGAGGCACGTCGTCACAGTGTGTACAACGGCTCACAAAGAAAGGTCTTAACCACTGACATGACCTTTGTAAGAATTGACGGCGACGGTGAGGCGATACCCATCGCTGACAAGGTAAAAAACAAATATCCGGAGCTTGACGAGCAGAATTAAAATGTTCTTCAAATTTACCCTATATTTGATGGCTGTTAGCTAGACTTTCAGAGCAGTAAAAGACACCTTCCGAGTGATATTTATAGGAAATACACACGGAGGACGTGGTGTCTCAATCTCTTCGAGAATATGCCAGATCGATCTTACAGGAAGGTATCTATGATACTGGGACTCTAAAGGCTGTCTTCATAGCGGGAGACCCGGAAGCTAAGTTTTCAAAACGTAGATTTGGTGGTTTTTAAGATTGTTGTAGTTGGTTTGTGTTTCACAAATCATGATAATAAAGGAGAAAAATCATGGAAATTATTAAGAAAGCAACAGATAGCCTTAAGATGCTCACAGAAGCAGCTCTTGCACTGCTGAGTTTAGCAGTTGTAGTCCAGATATTAGTGGGTCCAGGCGCGCCATTTGTGCCAGGTGATGTGGTCGGAAACGTCATTGACGTGACCAAGCAGCTTGGTGGTGAAGGGGTCGTCGGATTGGTTGCTATCTGGGTTCTAGTGCATATCTTTAACAGGAAGCAGTAGCGGGAGAGATAAATCAGGTGCCTAGCAATCCTGAAATAGCTGATCTAAAAACAGTCGTCCGCGGGTATATGAAACCCGCGGGCGCATTTTTTACTTTAGACCAGTGGGAGGAACTTGCTCTAGAGCTTCTCGGCCTCCAGGGTAAAGGTATCGACTCCCGAGGTGGAGAGCTTAGCTGCAAGAACGCAACATTTTGCAGCCTTGAAGACTTTGACAGGTTTGTAAGCTTGATCAACAGTCATTTTTGGTACCTTATGACAGTTGAAGTTGATAGATGGGATCTTTTGACAAGAAAAAATGTGCTAGATTTTATTGAAGATTTTGTCAACCACAGGCTGTGGGGTGTAGAGGGTGAATTTGGCCACTATTTCCCCAATATTAGAAATTTAAAGATAGGGTATTTTTACTCCAGGGGCGACATAGAGCCTTATGTCTTGCTCGATGAAACATACACCCAACAGTTATACGGATCTTTGGACCACCCGGCCAAGGTCATTCACTTCACCAGCCAACGCGGCCTGGATAGGCTAACAAGTGCCATAGAGGCAGGGCAAGATTTTGACATCTCAACCTTCACTCAGGCAAAAAGATCATTTTTCAGAGCTGATTCAAATTTAGCTGTTGAGATGATGGGAAATGTCCGAGCCGCTTTTAGAAGTGATATAAAATCCTTCGCAGTAGACACAGGGCGCAGAGCATGTAACATGTACCGCCTTGAGTATCCTGGAAGAGAGGAAAACAATATTTGCTATGACATTGAGTCTTGTGATGATTCAGATGTGCTAACAGATTTATGGAATGAATATATTGTAACACCGGAGAGAATCCTAAATGTAAGGCCAGCTATTGAAGTTGTAAAGGGCACGCCTTAACCCAGCGTGCCTATATAGTAATATTAGCTCATTCATAAACTAAAGCTTATGAATGAGTTTGTTTGTTCGTTATTGGTTGAGTTGATATTGTGACCGCAATTAGAGTTATAAATGCGTCGGGATCCGACGGTTCGATTCAGATCGCCTCAGGAAGTGAGTTTGTTCCTGACGCCTCCCTGATTTTCGATCTTACAAACAAACGACTCGGAATTGGTACAGCCACACCTCAGACTGCACTGGGAGTGAGGGGCGTCGTTAGTGCCTCTCTGGGATTTAGCGGGTCTTTAACTAGGCTTACTGACGGCACGTCTTTTATACAAGCAGGCAATGGTATAACCATAGTCAGTGAGTCTAACGGCCAGATTATAGTCACATCTACTGCTGCAGAATCATCCGGTGATATTACATCTGTCGCCGCCGGAACTGGGCTTACTGGGGGCGCCACCTCTGGTGCGGCAACTCTAAACATAAGCGATAGCGTCGTAGCAACGCTGTCAGGCTCAGTTTTCTCAGGACACGTAGGCGTTACCGGATCAGTACACTCAACAACAACGGT